AAAGTGATTGAATGGATACATTATACGAAGAAATATCGATCCCTATAAAAATAAAATCAAGAAATCAAATAGACAGAATGCATTGGGGTGCTAAATCACGTCTAAAAAAACAGTATCAACTCCTCGTAAACAACCAAATGAAACTCAACAAAATAAAAAAAGCTACTGCTGATGACAAGTATGTAATCACTATTGCATCATATAGAAAAAGATTAATAGATTATGATAATATTGATCTTAAACAATTATTAGATGCTTTAGTAAATGTTGGTTTTATATGGGACGATAGTCCAAAATACATACCAAAACAATTTAAAAGTCAAATAAAAGATAAAGATGAACGAACACTTATTACGAGGTACGCAATACCTTAAATTTATACGCAGTCAGCAGTACTGTTGTGTTTGTATGCAAGAAAAAAACATAGAACCTCATCATCTCAAAGCGATTGGAATGGGAAATAATAGAAAAAATGAGATGCCTGAACATTTTACTGCAATACCTGTTTGTAGAGAATGTCATATCGAATATCATACCAAAGGTCAAAAATATCAAGCAGAAAAATGGAATTTAAATCATTGGAAAGAATCAACTAAATACATAATAAAATTTATATATGAAATAACAAAGGAAAAATAATGAAAATAATTCAAAAACCTGTTGATGAGTTAAAAGAAGCAACATACAATCCAAGACAATTAACAGAATCACAATTAGAAAGTTTAAAAGAATCAATAAATAAATTCGGCATAATAGATCCAATTATCGTCAATATCAATGAGAAAAGAAAAAACATTATAATTGGTGGCCATCAAAGATTTAAAGTAGCTAAAATGATGAATATGGAGTTTGTTCCAACAGTTGAAATAGATTTGACTTTAGAGCAGGAAAGAGAGTTGAATATAAGGTTGAACAAAAATACAGGTCAATGGGATTATGATGTTTTAGGTAACGAATTTGATATGGAGGAATTGATAGATTGGGGATTCAATGAAAAATCGTTATTAGGTTTATTTGATGATATAGATTATTCAATTTTAGAAGATGATGATGCTGACGATCAAATGAATAATTTAGAAAAAGAAACAAGAAAAGCTATACAGATAGAGTTTACTGTTGAAGATTATGAAGTTGCATCTGATTTGTATAAACAAATGAGAGAAAAATATGATTATGTAGGTGCAGAATTGATTAAATTTTTTAAAAGTAGATTATGATTCCAATATATATACCATCATATAACAGGGCAAGCACTATCAAAACTTCATTGTATTTAGATATGTGTAATATAGATTATAAAATTTTATTACATTCAGAAAATTGCAAAGAAGAATATTTAAGAGCAGGTCGAGTGAAAGAAGATAAGATTATTGTAACAGGTGCTGATTTTGGTATTACAAATCAAAGAAATTGGATGGTTGATAATCTTGCTAAAAAAGGTGAATGGTATATTAGTTTAGATGATAACATATCAGGATTTAAAAGAGTCAAAAATCCTTGGTATGAAAAAAAGAAAAATTTAGATGTTGATAGTTCTTATGTTCAACAGTCAGATTATAATTATAAAATCAAAGCTGATGAATTTATTTCTTTGATAAAAAAAGATATTGATATATCAGAAAAAATTGGTGTTGAATACATAGGTTTTGCAACAGTTGATAATTATTTTTTCAACAGTAAAAAATACAAAACAGTTGGATATGTTATTTCAAAAGCTGTTGCAATTAAGTATGAAGGATTAAGATACGATAAAAAATTAGAAGCTATGGAAGATTTTGGATATTGTGCTGAACAGATAATTCGAAATAATGCTGTTTTAATTAATTGTTGGATCAAACCTATCGCAGGTCATTATGAAAAAGGTGGCATAGGAACTTATGATGAAAGAGTTGAAAGAAAAATTATTGATAGTGCATATTTAATGAAAAAATATCCTGATTTTTTTAGATATAAAGTCAAAAAAGGTTGCCATCCAAAGGCTGAACTGCAAATACGTTTCAATAATCCAAAGCAAATAAAAGAATGGAAAATTAAAAACAATTATGTATAATTACGAGTTAATTTCAAAAAAATATGAACAAAAAATAGGCGAAAGATGTAAAAGTATTGAGCCTGATATCGTAAATGATACTATCTTCACAGAAAATAATGAAGTGATAGGATTTTATAAAACTAATTTAACAGGCAAAATTCAAAAGCTGTTAAATATAATTGATAACGAGTTCAGAAGTAAAAAAGTTCCTAAATCATTATTGGAAAGATCAGATGTTTTTAGTGCCGTTTATAAAGAGGGGAAAACAAGGAAACAAGCAATGGCAACACAAACGATACAAATGAGTACAATATTGGGAAGTATGTTGCCAAAACCACATATGAGACGTCCATATCCTTGTGTTAGTGCTGTTCATTATAAAGATACAGCAAAAAATTACATCAAAGCTATGATTATGGCGAGCAAAGAAGCTGAAAAAATAATGATTAAATACGCGAAAAATATATATGATAAGCAATCTACTTTAGTGAAAGAAAAAGTTCCTAAAAAATGGAAATTTGGGAACATATTTACAGGCAGTATCAGCAACTACAATATATCAGCACCATATCATAAAGATGGTAGTAATTTAGTAGGTGGTGTTAATGTTATTTTGACGACAAGGAGTGATGCTGAAGGAGGTCATTTACATATACCTGAATATGATATTACAATAGAAATGGCACATAACTCTATGTTGGTTTATCCTGCTTGGAAAAATATGCACGGAGTTACACCAATCAAGACTTTTGGTAGAAGGTCATATAGAAATACGCATATATTTTATGTTTTGAAAGGTTTTGATAAATATGGCGAGACCTAAAAAATACAAAATTGATCCTAAACAAGTAGAAAAGTTAGCATCGTTTGGTTGCACAAATGTAGAAATAGCTTCTTTTTTTGGTTGCGATGAAAGTTTAATTAGAAAGAGTTATTCCGAAAATATTGCAAAAGGGAAAGAAAGTGGAAAAATGAGGTTACGACAAGCTATGTGGAACAATGCTATAACAAATAATAACACAACGATGCAAATATGGTTATCAAAACAATATCTTAATATGAGCGACAAACAAGA